GCACCGGCACCCGGAGGCGGAGGTGGAGGAACCCAACCAATTTGCGCACAGGGAGCCGGTGGTGGAGGTGGAGGAACCCAACCAATTTGCGCACAGGGAGCCGGTGGCGGAGGTGGAGGAACCCAAACACCTTGCTCACAGGGAGGCGGTGGAGGAAGAGCAGGAAAGACTCGAAAATAGTTTCCAAATTTGTCATTGACGAAGACAGACCTCTGAAGATTGACCGTTATCCCAGTCGTTTCGCAAATCATGGTTCCATCATCGTAGAGGAAATACCATCCTTTGCCGTAAAAAACTTTTCTTGGAGGAAGACCTTGTATTCCACTCAAATTAAGCGTCTCATAAACAAATGGGACTTCCTCAAAAAAGTAGAACGCGCCATGAAGAGCGCATAACTCCTGAAATTGTTCAATCGACAATTCTTGAATTGACGATTCCGCTTTGAATTCACCTGTCCGCGTTCCTTTACCATCAATAAGCCAAATTCCTTGGCTGAATAAAATGATCGAAAAGTGATCATGCCAATGTATGATAACCGCTGAGATACGAAATCTCCCAAAAATCGGAGAAAGAATTCCGTTGGCGAGAACATAAATACAAGGAGACCATTTATGGGCTTCCACCAACGTCGACCTACACTTTCCATCGAGAGTTTGTCCTATATTGTAGGAACCATCCTCATTTGGAAGAACAAACTTGACCTCATCATCAAAGATGATTTTGTATTTGACACAAACATTGTAGAGACCTTGAAACTCAACAAGTTCCGACCAATTGCTCCAATCAGGGTTTTCGGAAAGGATTGATAGCTCCAATCGTAAGACCTCCAAAAGAATTGGGTCGCATTTACCAGTCTCTTGAAGACGCTTTATGATGAATGCCAGAATATAACCAGCGAAAGTTTGCTGGTTTATGGAATTCAATCCAGCGTTAGAACTGGAAAGCATCAGAACCAACGCTGAAAACGCACAGTTGTGCATAGTCCAGTCGATGCTTCCAATAGTCAGACTGAACAGGAGAACTACAAGATCAAATATGCGACCTGTCTGAGGTGGGCAAAATCCAGACTTCATTTCCGCATGGAGTTTTTTAACCTGTTCCTTTGTAAAAGGAGGTTGACTGTCATTTTGCATCTTTTTCAGAGTCGCACATAAATCACAAGCGGGGTTCAAACCTTTCAGTTTCTGACAATCCGCACAGATGATCCTAGAAGAACATAACTGAAAGTCTTGTTCAGGAATGACATCAGGTCTTTTACCTCCACCAAAGGCCTCTTTCGGATACTTGTGATTAAAGCATTGATCGCACAATCTTCCATCCTTACAAGATGGGACACCATTTGGACATTGAATCCTCGCTTCTTCATCCAGCGATGCTCGAATTGCTTTGCAAGTACCGCAAGATGAACTATTGCATAGTGGATCGCCACATAATGATAATTGTTGTTCTGAAAAATTTTGACTCATTAAAGTAAAATACAATTAGCAATAACCCTTAAATTTTAAATTTTTACCCCATCAATTTTTATTATATTACTATAATATAATGAAACTCGCAATTATTTGTGGAAGCGTCATTGTAATAATTATTGCCATAATTATATATCTTTCCACGATCCACTTAAAGAAGATAACTTACCACAAATGTTTAGAAAAACCCCACACCGATCTATTAGACGGCGTTTTAAGAAAGAACGGCTTCTCCCGAAACGACAAAAAATACAATTTCTATATGCCGTGTGGATACAATAACATAGAGCAAGAGTTGAAGAACATCGACGTCCCCCCTTCCAAATATATCTTCGGCCTCATTGGATGCGACCAAATCGTCAGCAAGAACAACCTCTGGGACATCCTTGAAAAAACATATGGCCGTCATAGCGCAAAACAACTCATGCCAGAGTCATTCCTCATTGAAAACCCCCAACAATACGCCATCGCCCTCCAAGAGGTCCGCCAAGGAACCGTCCTCATTTGTAAGAAGAACCTCCAACGCAAATTGGGTCTCGCCCTAGTATTTACGGAAGATGACCTCGAACGCGCCAAGAAGGATGACTTCAAGGTTGCCCAGCGCTTTTTAAAAAATACGACCCAAATTCACGGCCGAAAAATGAATATGCGCATCTACTTCATGATCCGCAAGCACAAAGGTAAAATCCAGTTTTTCGTGAATACGAACGGGAAAGTTTTATATACAAAAAACAAGACAACAGAAAATATCACGTTCGAGACCCACATAACCAGCTTTCAGATGGACTCTGAGCTCTACGAGAAGGAAAATATGCCCCACGATTTTAATGAATTGAAGAAGGTCGTCGGGAAAGAGGCGTATGGGCGCATATGGGCCAAAATAATCGATAAAATAAAATATTTATCGAAAGCGATTGCCCCAATATTTAGTGAAGTCAAATACGAAGACAAAGTCTGCTTCCAGCTCTTTGGTATGGACGTCATATTAGAGGACGGCGAACCTTATATTTTGGAATTAAATAAAGGGCCCGATATGATTCCAAAATGTAAAAAGGATGAGAAATTGAAGAAGAACATATATGAGTCCACATTCCAAGTGGCCGGTCTTCTCAAAATGCGCCTGAAACCTTCTAACTACGTCAAGATTTACGAGACCGACATAGCTCATCCGCGCTATTGATTGGGCTCGGGCCCAGCTTATTACATGGGACCCGCGGGTCGATATCGAAATTCCGGCTACATATATAATTATTTTCGAGGTCCTGCTTTTCGAAATTACACATCCAGCAACCATTAAGGACATTAAATAAAGCGGGGTCCATATTTGGGGGAACAACGACGGGAGTTTCCCATAATTTGTGGTTCCAAGGGACACAATTGGACCCGCAAAGGGTCGGTTTATCGAATACATTCTGGAAATTCATAATATATAATATATATTATATAAGAAATTTAATTTCTAACTATTTATTAATGTTCTCTTCAGTAATCGAAAATTTCCTTTTTAATGGGGGTTCTACTAAAATGATGAAAGGAGGCGCCGGCGCGATGGATGGGCCTTATAGCAACGGATTCCTATTCTTCATTATTGCCCTCGCGATGTTCTTTATTAAAGTGTTGCTTGTAATGATTTCATACAATATAGTTGTTCCCAAATTGCTTGAAAGTTATGGAAACGATTTGACTAAATTTCGCCAGTTGAACTTTTTAGAAGGTATCTTCTTAGTTATTTTGTTCAATAATTTGTTCAGTCAGTTTTAATTTATAATTTTCCTCCAATTCTTAGAGATTTGGAGGAAAAAAAGATATTTCCTCTCGACAGTATGGACAGACAAAAACAGTCGTATCTTTCGACTCATGGTCAGATGTATTACACGCAGTCGCTTGGCGAACCAAGCAATCATGACAACACATTTGAGGACAGCAAGTCATCGAACGAAAGACTTTCACTGAGCCATCTTCATCTAGCTCATTTGGATCACATTGACAGATACCACAATAATAAACGCAGTTCTGAGCAAGTGGAAAAGTGAACTGAACAAATGAAATCACATCATCAATTTCAGAATGCCACAAAAATGTAATTGGAAATTCAAATTCAGACGATACGCTTCTTATCCAATTATTTGCCTCACGTATCGTCGGTTCTCGGTCAATTTGAAGATCGTTTTGAACAACAATCATTATGAGATGACTACTAAAAATCAACTCAAAAATGTCATAACGAACCTCTTCTTCCAATTTATGATTCCAAATTTGTATTTCAAGAGAAAGAATAAGGTCTAGATGATAATCTCCAAACTCTTTGTGGGGTTGGAGTTGGAGTTCTCTCAACATTTCAAAAATTTCATCTAGATTTCCTTCTTTAATTAGCTCAATCAAGTATTTGATCCAAATATCAGTGTCGCATTCTAAAAGTAATAAACGACGGGATACATTACATTTAGATAGAAACAAAGATAGAACATTACTTGGACAAATTGCAAACAATGATTGAAGAAGAACAAGTTTATCATTACTTGAAGAAGGCTGTGTGTTTACATAATCCAGAAAATTCATGAATTTCTGATCAGAATCAATAAATCGTAAAGTTGAGAATATTATTTCAATTTCAGATGGAGTTTTTCCTTTGATAAAGTTCAAAAAATAAATAAATCCAGTTTGATTTTGTTGTTGGAACATGGTTGACAACTGTAATTACTTTACACCCTTGAAGATTTAAAATGCCGATTTTACTCAACAAAAAAATATTCAAGGTTTGCTCGTTACAGAGCGTATAAATTATGAGTTTGTTAAGGCGACAACCTCAACTGATTTTTTGGCTTTCTTTTGAACGACTTTTTTTAATTTATCTTTTATAGGTTTTTCTACTTTAATATTTTCATCCTTTTTTTCCCTACATAAATATTTTGGTCGTTCTAATCCATTAATTGCGTTTTTAGCAATTCTATATATATTTGTGGCACCATTTACATCTCTATTCCATACACCTGAACACTTTTTACAAGTTAAAAGCCCATGGACTAAGATATTACCACTTTTATATGGTTTTGGATTTTTTCTAATTTGGAATTTATCACATCTTCCTGTTTCTTCTTTACATATTGAACACATACAACTGGTTCTAAATTCATCAACTAAATATAATTTATAACCATTATCTCTAAATATCCTTCTTATTCCTTTTCCCTTTACAGGTTCTTTATATTTCATATGTTGCTTTTGTTCAAAATCTCCTGCACATATAATTACATCTTCTGGTTTTCCAAATATTTTTTTGAAATTATTTATCATTTTTTGTTCATGTTTTTTTCTGTTAATATATCCATTGAGTTTGAGTTTTCTAAATATATATTTTTCATAAAACTTATATAACTTATTATTTATTTCACTTTTCTTTTGTATATAATCCTTAAAATCTTTTATTGTTAATGTTTTTCTATTAAGTTTTGATAATTCTGTTTCATATTCTATAACTGTTTTTCCATCTATTTTTTCTTTTTTGAATTCTAAAATTATTTTAGCATATTTTTTTATTTTACATTCTTTTCTTCTACTATCTTGTGTATATCTAAATTCATTTGCATCTTTACTATCATCATCAACACAATAAATTATATCTGATTTTCCAGGGTCATATGCTACAATTTTTTTGTTTTTAATATTTGTATAATCACTTAATTCATCTATATATTGTTCTGTATTTGAACATACTTTAATATTTGGTATTCTTTTACCTATCAAATCATTTCTTAACATTAAAATAGAACAACTAACTCCATCTGTTTCTATCATATGGTGAAAAGTATATTTTGGTTTATTAAAACATTGACGTTCAGTTCTAAAAAAGAATTCCCAAATTTTATCTTCGTATTTTTTCAAATTACCTTCTAATAAATAATCTGTCTTATTACCTTGTTTTTGTGTAAAAAGTAAATGAACTAATGTAGTTGTATCCAATTTAATGCTTTTCATGATAATATCATTTCTCATAGGAAATACATTATAAATCATTACTTTATCTTTTTCAACTTCTTTCATCATTCTAATCATACAAAGTAAATAGTCTTGTGGATTACATTGTAAATCATAATATAAATTATCTTTTTGGTATTTATCTTTGTTAGGTGTTATTGTTTTCTTTATTTCTTTAATCCAATTATGATATTTTATATCTGATTTATATTCTGATGATATTTCTAATATATCATTCTTAATCTTTCTTAATTGTCTGCAAAATTCATTAACTAATTCTTTTTGTTTATCTTCTTCTTTGTTTTCTTCTTTTATCTTAACTACTGTTTCTTTTTTCTTCCAAACAATATTAACATATCTTTCAATATACTCAACATAATGTAATTTAATATTATTTTCATACATTGTAATTATTCCAATTGTTAAATAATCTAAAACTGTATTCAGATGTGTATAATCTAAATCAGTATCCTTAATTAATGGTTTATAATCAGAATTATAAAAAACAGTTAATTTATCTTTTAGTTCTTTAATTTCTTTCTTTGGTGGTCTTCCTGTGCCACTTTCATTACATAATATTTTCATACAAGAATTAACAAATACTTTATCTATTTCAGGAAGTTTATTATTTTTTTCAAAATGATCCAATAAATAAAGTTTCATAAACATTAATGTGTTTATTACAATCTTATTACATCTAATAACAGCATCTGTAATTTTCAGTGAATTAATATCTGGATTTTTCAAAACATGTTGTAGTGGTATTTTAACACATTTGAAATAATCAGTAGCCTTGTCAGGCGGTTTAGTCTTCTTTTCTTCAATTGCACTCATAATAATACAATATAGTTATATGTCTTTAAGTAGTTTTTATTTTCTAAAAATAAACGCAAAATTTTTTAAAATATAATAAAAAAATTGAATAAAAATAAAATTCTTATACATGTTATAAAATGAACTTCCAACAAAATATAAAAATATTTACACCTTTTTACATTTCAAACGCCGATTTTTAGACAAGTAATTTATTTTTAAATATCTTACTTTATATTATAATGAATAAATTATATATTTTATTTCAAGGTTTCGGTCAAACTATAAATGATTGGAATAAAAAACCAACAAATTTTTTATCAAAATTAAGAAAGAAAGGCACAGTTTTTATTTATCAAAATAAATGGATAGAACAACATAATGATTATCCGTTGTCATATTTAATGATGGATGGTTTCATTAAAGATGTATATTTAAATTTAATTAAACAAATACCAAACGCTCATAATTTTACATGGATACCAATTGGAGAAAGTTTTGGAGGATGTTTTGCTTTAACTTTCAGTATATTTTTTAAGAAACAATGTAATTGTTGTGTATTATTGGATAATCCACCTTATTTTACTTTAAATAATAATAATAATAGAATTAAAATGACAGAAGTTATGATGGGTAATAAATTTAAAATTTTAACAGAAATACAATTCCAAAAAATTAAACAAACAAATCCTGATTATTTACTTGATTATGGCGTTATTTCCTTTGCGAAATTTATACAAAAAAATATTATAGGTAAATTGTTGCCTGTTAAAATTTTAGGATTTTATAATATTGCTTTTCCGGATATATATGAAAAAGAATTTAAAATTAATCATAATTCGGCATTGTTTGATGAAATTAATAAATTACAAAAATTAAATAATGATAATTATAATTATTATTTATTTGTAAATGCATGTCATATGATATATTTAGATAAAAATGCTGTCAATAGTATTTTAGAAAAGATTTAATTAATCGGCGTTTTACACCTTTGCACATTTAAAACGCCGATTTTATAACTTAGTTATAATTTAAGAATTGATTTTATTATTTTATTATAAATTTGTGTAGATGATAAAAATTTATAATTTTCTGTTATATAATGAGCATCAAATGACATTATGAATTTTTTTTGTTCTGATATTTTTAATGTTCTAGTAAAACTATTTGTTAAACCATTAATAACTTCATTTTCATCATTTAATAATTGATTAAATAATATATTTTTATCTCTATTCTGCATCCAATCAAGCCATCCATCAATCTCTCTTAAAAAATGTCTTTTAAGATTGATATCAACAGGCAAATCAATATAAAATTTATAATCTGGATTTATGTTATAAAATTTGTTAGTTATATGTTCACTATTTAATCCAACAAATATAATTGATTTATTATTATGTTTATTTATAAAATCATTAATAAAATTTTGATATTTTTTACTGCTAAATTTTGTTGTATTTAATTTCATAAACT